ACCAAGATCATGCGCCAGGTGGTGCGGCTGCGGAAACTGGAAACCGCCGATCGCCAGGAGCAGGACGCACTGCTCGATCTCTATCTCTCTTCGCTTGGGATGCGGAAATGACGCAAGCGTATCTTTCGTATCCCGAGGACGATCCCACCAACGATCCCGTTGTGATCGTTTGCCAGGGCGCGCCGTATTGCAAGCTTAGCGGTCTCGATGCTGAGCGCGCGCAGCGCCACGGCTGCACCTGGTGCAAGCGTGTCACCGTCCATCCGCGCGGCGAGCCGACAATCGCGGAGCCCGGCCACGCATGAGCTACGCGACCAAGCAGGACATGATCGACCGGTTCGGCGAAGAAGAAATCCTCGCCATCACCGACATTGCCAATCCGCCCGCCGGCGTAATCGACGATGATCGGCTGACAAAGGCGCTCGATGACGCCGATGCCGAGATCAATTCCTACATCGCGACCAGGATCACGACACCGGTTACACCTGTTTCCCGCCAGTTGGTGAACCTTGCCTGCGCGATCGCGCGCTACCGTCTGTCCGACCCGGCGCGCGATCGCATCCGCACCGACTATGAAGATGCGCGCACCTTCCTGCGCGCGGTTGGGGCCGGCAGCGCCTCGCTCGGCGACAACGCGACCTCAGCTGAGGGCGCAGATGTCGGCAGCCCGCTTGTCTGCGAAGGCGAGAAGCTCTTCGACCGTGAAGCGATGCGAGGTTTCCGGTGAGCGGCAGCGGCATCAAAGTCAGCGTTGACGATCTCGGCGCGCGCGCAATGCTCGATCGCATGCTTGCGTTTGGTGGCGCACCGTTGCGCCGCTTCTTTCAGAGCTCCGGTAATCTCCTGGCTAATTCGGCCAAGCGCCGGTTCATCACACAACATGCGCCGGATGGCTCGACATGGAAGCCGTCGCTGCGTGTCCTTGAGCATGGCGGGCAGACGCTGCGGCTGCACGGCTTTCTTCAGCGCAGCATCATCAGCGAGCCGCCGTCATCCGATGGCGTGGTGATCGGATCGCCGTTGGTCTACGCCGGCGTCCACAATGATGGACGCACGGTCACGATTTTTCCGCGCAGCCAACAGATCTACCGCGGCGTCTCGAAAGCGGGAGTAATCACCGGCTTTGTGAAGAAGGCGAAGGCGGCGATCGCAAGCTGGGTCACTATCCCTGGCTACACGATCCACATGCCAAAGCGCACGTTCCTTGGCATCGACAATGAGGATGCGCGCCAGCTGGGTGGGCTTGCTGTTCTTGAAGGCCAGCGCACGATCGATGGCACAGGCGGTGCCGCATGATCCGCGCGACGGCTGTCATCGCCAGACTGCAAACGCTCGTGCCCGACACATTGCGCTCGATCGGCGGCGCGTCGGAGCTCGCAAATATCACTGAGGTGCTGAAGTTCTCGAAGGCGTCCTACGTCTTTCCGCGGGCCGACGAAGAGGTCACGCCGAACGACCTTGCAACAGGGGCAACGCGCCAGCGCGTCTCGCGGCGCTTCACTGTTGCAACGGGCTTTGTCCGCGTCGGCCAAAACAACATCGAGAACAGTCTCGATGACATCGACGACACCAGCGAGGCGATCAAGAACCTTTTGATCGGATGGACGCCGGACGGCGAGCAGGCGCCGGTGGAATACGCCGGCGGCGGCATCATCGATGCCGACTTCAACCAGGGCTTTGTGATCTGGGGCAACGACTTCCGCTGCCCCTACTACGTGAGGGCAACATGAGACAGGGCGGACGCGTCTTTCTGAGTAAGGACGGCAAAGTGCAGAGCGAGCATCGTCTCGATCCGCATGCTCAAAAGAAAGCACCGGCAGAAGCCGATGTGAAGATGGCGCACGGCTATGTGCGCGGCAGCGGCGCGAAGTTCAACGCCGCTACAAAAGCGGCCGGGCGTGAGCTCGCCAACGGCGAGCTGCCGAAGCCGGCCGAGAAGCCCGCCGCTGTGACCACTAATCCCGGAGGTAAGACGCCGTGAAGCTCTTCAACAAACAAGTCATGCTGCTCGGTCTCGAAAGTGTTTACGCGACCGATCCAGCTCTCGATGCCACAAAGGCGATTTTGTATTCGAACGGTGCGTTAGCGCCTTTTGCCGGCAGCGTGGCAAACCGGCAGCGAGCCTATGCGAGCTTTGGCTCATCTCCTGCCGCGCTGGTGGGTGTGAACCGAACGCTCAGCTTCGACGTCGAAATGTCAGGCGCGGGCGCGGCTGGCACTCCGCCGCCGTATGCAGCTGCCCTGCGCATGTGCGGCCTTGAAGAAACCGTCACCGAAGACACCAAGGTCGAGTATGCGCCGGTCTCCAGCGCGTGGGAAAGTGCGGCCGACTACTTCATCGCGGACGGCCTCAAGCACAAGCTGCTCGGCATGCGCGGCGAATTGGGCATGAAGTTCGATGCCAATCAAATTCCCATATTCTCGATCGCCGGCACTGGTCTCTTTTCCGCCGCGACCGATGTCGCCTTCCCCGATGTGGCAGCTACGCTTGCCGACTTCGTCAATGGGCTCGAAGTCAACAAGGCCAATACGCAGTTCACGCTGCATGGCTACGCCGCGCCGTTGGTGAGCCTGTCCATCCAGCTCGGCAACAAGGTTCAGTTCCAGGACAAGCCTAACGCGTCGTCGGTGGATATCACCGATCGCGCCGTCACGGGCACCGTCGTGATTGAAGCGCCCGCTGTCGGCACGAAGGATTTTCTGTCGATCGCGCGCGCCCATACCGAGGGTGCGCTGCAGCTCATCCACGGCACGGTCGCCGGCAACATCGTTCAGGTGGATGGCGGCCAGGTGCAGCTTGGCATTCCGACCTACACCAACGTGAACGACAAGCTGCATATCTCGATGCCGCTGATGTTCAACCGCGATGCAGGCGACGACGATATCCTGATCACGGTGAAGTGAGATGGCCGAAGAGCAGAAACTCCCGAAGTTCACGTTCAAGAGCCCGTCGAACAACACCGTCAACTGGCCGTGCCAGATTTCGCAGCCGCTCGACAATGGCGGGTATGAGACGCGCGAACTCGTGGCGCGCTTCAAGGTGCTGCCGCAGGAAGAATACGCGGCCTTCTATCCCGCGAACGATGCCCTGCGCCGGATATTGACGGGCAGTGCGCCGCCGCCCACGCCCGATCCATCGGCGCCGGCGAAGCCAACAGGCGATCTCGCGCTCCTGCGCGAAGTCGTCAAGGACTTCCCAGGCGCAACGGTCGCGCAGGGCCAGCCCGATTTTGCGGCGCTCCTGGAGGAGGCCTTCAGCCTTCCCTTCGTCGTGGCGGGTCTTGCGCGCGGCTACGCGGAGATGGTGAGCGGCGGGCGCGTCGAAAAAAACTGATCACCGTCGCGCGCGCTCTGATGGGCGAGCGCGACGGCGACGATCCATTGACGCTGATCGAGAACCTCAGGGCGTGGAACGTACCTGAGGCTGAAATTGAAAGGCTGGTAGCGGCTAACAATGCGCAAGGGGCGGGAGCGACAGGCATTATCGAGATCGAGCCGGAGAACATCGGCATCGTCCGCCTATTCGCGCGCATGCGCTGGGACACCGAAGCGGTCGTCGCCGGCAACAAGCTCGTCGTCTTTCGCAAGGGGCTCGTCTACGAAGCCATGGAGCCGCTCGCGCGCGGCCTCGGCGTGCCGATCGACGCGGCCTTGGTCGAAGGGCTCGGAGTCATGGAAGCCGAGACCAGGCGCATCCACAACGCCCACCAGGAACGCGCCCTGCGCCAGCGCTAAGGCCGTTCTTAGCGGAGGCTGCACATGAGCTCCGCGGGCCTGACAGCCAAGTTCGTTTTTACGGGCGATGCCAAGAGCGCGGTCGCGGCCGCGGATCAGGTCAAGACCGCGATCGGCGGCGTCGAGACGGCGGCACAGAAGCTCAACAACGTCGGCGGCCCGAAGCCTGACGCCTTCGAGCAGGGCGGCAAGGCGATGCTTAACCAGCTGCACGCGGCGCAGCAGCTGGGCAACGGCATGAAGGCCGTGGGCGATGCGGAAGGCGAAGCCGAGCTTCATACCGCCAAGCTCGAACGCGCCGCCGATGCGCTTGCCCGCTCGATGGGCATCAACCGCGAGCAGATTTCACTTTTCAAGAACGGACTGTTGGAGCTCGTCGAATATCTCGGCTTCACAGGCTCAGCAGCCCTTGTTGCAATCGGCGCGCTCGCCGGTCTGGTCGTTGCCGAACAGAGCTACGAGGCTTCGCTCGACAGCGTGAAAATTGCCGCACAAGCACAGGCGAGCAGCTTCGCGGACAACTCGGCAGCGCTCGACAAAGCCGTCGAAGGTATCGCCAATGCGGCCGATGTTTCCGAACGTAGTGCACGGACGATCGCGGCGGCTTTCCTCAATTCGGGGCTGGACCCTCAGGTGTGGAATAGCGCCGCTGAAGCCGCGAAGCACCTTGCTCAATATTGGAACACGGATGTCGCCTCCGCCGCGGAGCGTCTGGCAAAATCATTGCGAGACCCAGATCAAGCTGCCTCGGATTTCAACGGGCAATTTCGTGGGCTAATTGGGACCTTTGGTGAGGGTGTCGATAAGACCTCCAAGGTCACCACTATCCTCGACGACGTAAATGGCCGGCTTCGCAAGAACGACGACGCCGTAACCGCGGCAGCAGGCGCGTGGGGCACGTTCACGACGGAGCTTGGCCACGCCTACGACACCGCGGGAAAATGGGCGCACGACCAGGGCCTGCTCGATTTTCTCGGCAAAGTCGGCCTGGTGTTCATGGACCCGTTCGCCGCGGGCCTTGGAGGCTTTGGCGCGCCACCGAAGCCGAAGCCAGCGCCGATCCTGACACCAACGGCATCGCCCGACGCGAATGTCGATGCCAATGCTATGCAATCGTTGATCGACAAGTACGACACCTATGGCAAGCAACTGGTCGATATCAACAACGACATTGCCTCGGCGAATGCGGTTATCGCGAAGGGCGGTTCTAATGCTGCCGATGCCGAAAAGGCGCTGGCCGCGGCCGAGCTAAAACGCACTGAAGTTCTGAAGGCGCAGAAGGATGCGCTGGCGAACCTCAATCCGCTGGAAAAGCAGCGCGAGCAGGAGGTGCAGGCATCGATCAAAGCCGGCACACAGGCTGTCGCGGTCGCTCAGCTCGAAGCGCAGTCGCTTGAAGAGACGGCGCGCGCCTCGAACCTCGGCAGCGCGAGCAAGCAAATGCTCGCCGACAAGTACGAAATCCTCAAAGCCATACAGCCCTACCAGATCATGCTGGACAAGGCGGAAGGCGATGAGAAGCGCAAGCTCCAGAAAGTCATCGACGATCTGACGGCAGCGATCTCTCGCCAGCAAGAGGCCCGCGAAGCCGAGGCCGCGATTGAGCGCATCAAGGCGGCCTATGCCGAGCTACCCAAGACACTGACGGAGAACATCGCCGCGGCCGAGGGTTGGCGTGCCGCCCAATACGAAGCTCTGCAAGCGTATGGCGGCGCAGCTGAACACACCGCGGAAGAGATCGAGGCGGTGTTTCGCGACAAGATTAATAAAGCCTACGAAGACAATCTTGCGAAAGCGAAGGATTGGGCATCGGGCGTCACGCGCGCTCTGCACACGCTCTCGGATGAGCAGAAGAATTGGGCCAAGCAAAGTGAGCAAGCGACTGAGGACTTCGCCAACTCCTTCGAGAACGCGATCGTGCAAAGCGTGACTGGTTCCAAAAACGCGCTCGATGATTTCTGGAAGTCGTTCCTCCAGCTTCTCGCGAAAATCGCGTACGAAAAGTATCTCGCCCAAAGCGTCAACGACGTCGCCGGCGCGATCGTAGGTGGCATCGGCAACCTGCTCGGTCTCGGCG